TTTCGTTTTGTTGTTTTTCTTCATAAACTTGAGCTTTTTCTATTTTTCTTTTTCCAATAATATTTTTATAATATTCAGTTAATCCACTTGTAACGATTGGAAATTTTCTATTGAACATAGTTTCTCCAGAAGCGATTAAATTTTCATAATAATTCACAACGTCAGTATCTGTGATACTTTTTCTTCCTGTAATATCTCGTATTCTGGAATAATCAGAAGCATACAAAAATGCAGGAGCTATTCCACGGTATGCAGCTTCTCTAATAGGAATATTTTTTCTAATATTATTTTCGTTAAAATTTCTATCAGATCTTATATTTTCTATGTAACTTGTATTTTTATTTAATTCAGTTTGTAAATAATTAACAGTTTCATCTTTCTTTTTTGTTTCAAAATTAAAAATTTTTGTAAATATTGGACTAATTGAATCTATGAATTTAATTTCAGTTTTATTTTCAACAGGCAAAACAGGAACGGAAGTGATTTTAGAAATTGATGAAGCTGCTCGACTCTTAAAGAAAACCAAAGCTGCAAGTAATGCGCCAACAAGTAAAAGAGTTTCATTGTTCTTCATCAGTTACAGAATAAACATCTATCAATTTTAACTGTATCTCCGTTAAAGATAATTCCATATCCAGCATAGCAAGCTGTACAAAACTTTCCTTTTTCATTCCCACGTTTAGACGGATTCCATATCTGGGGTAGGTTCTTCATTTCCTTTAGTTGGTTTTTTAACAAATTTAGCAATTAAATCTTTTACTTGATCAGGGTTTTCTGTCACAAGTTTTGAAATATACTTCATTGTGTTAGGATCATTAAGTAACGGTTGGATATTCTTTGGAAGCATTGGTGCAAACTGTGCAATCAAGGAACCAATAGATCCAAGTGGGTTTTCTTCATCAAAATCCTGTGGATTAATTGTAACGTTATTTTTCATCTTGTTTAGTTTACCGTTTAGCTTTTTATTATCTGTTTCAAGGTTTGCGATATATTCCAGGTATCTATTTTTTAATTTCCCATGAATTTCGTTAGATCCGAATACATTTTTAGTAATTATTATCCCACAAACTCCAGCAATAACAACACTTACCAAAATAACATATTCTAACATAGTATCCATACTATGCATACCGTTAAAACTGTTATGTTTTCCCCTATTCCCCCCTGGAACCCCCCTAAACCCCTTTCTTTTCACTATGTATATATTACAACTAGATTGACACTTACAATCCTCAAAAGGGAAGGCAATCTGGGCGAATTGTCTTTCGGGGCTGGGGAACCCGAAAAAAACGGAATGGTAGTGAACGTTTTGTTTCGGGAACTTTACGTTTAAAATATCTAGTGTGTGTGTGTAGATATAAATAGAAACTTTGTAAGAACTTAGTATGATTAAGAAAACCAAAGAAATCAAGACACATAAGACCTTAACCATGTCCATATCATTTTGGGCATTGGTTGAACAAATTAGATCAAAGCAACACATGGAATCAGCTGATGAAGCAATAGCTGCAAGTGTAATGAGTTTAGCAAGAAAGATTGGGATTGAAGCCTAATGAATTGGGAATTATTTACCTGTCCTGAATGTGAAGAACCAATAGAAGAAGAAGAACAAATAAGATGTAATAACTGTAAAGTCCTATTTGATTGGGAAGATGAAGAATGAACCCTCCTTTAATCAAGCAATCACTTAGATCAAAGAGATTAAGAATGAGATGCCGCAAGAAGGATAGGTCTGTAATGGAGCATACCTTTCTTATCAGTAGTTGCAGTACTGAAGGTTTAGCCCTTTGTTATTTTTGTGGCGCTAAATGGGATTAACGATCAAGTTGTCCACATAGCTTTGCTAGCTTCATTCTTGTTTCAATAGCAAACGCTAAGATAAACACCAATAACGCTGGCGTAAACCATTCAATCATTTGTTTGGGTTGTATATTTTTAAAACAATTACTCCAGTAATTGCAGTAAGACCAATACCTAAAAAGGCTAAGGTAGCGAAAAATTCTGTTTCCATTTATTTCACCTCTTTATCAAATTGATGATAATCAACTAATTCTTGAACCATACAACAATGTTTAAGATCTGTATCTGTATGAGATTTAATTGATTTTGTACAAACTCTACATTTATGCATCTTCTTCAACTCCCCAGCAAGCGATTGAACCTGATCCGCTTGCAGTATAGCCTTTAGGTTGTGTACCTGCTGCAAATACAACATATGTTATAAATTCCATAACGTTTGGATAAGTTGAGCTAGTTTTAGTTTTAAGAATATCTAATCCAGTGGGGCCAACAAAAGTAATATAACTCGAACCTCCAATGTTACCAAATGTAACAACTAAAACAGTATATTTTTTTCCTACTGGAACAGTATAAGCAGCTCCAGTTTCAACGTTTGGAAGAGTTTGTGCAGTTCCTGCTGGAGATATTTGGGCTAATGTAACAATTTTTGTATTTGCATCTTTAACCCATTTATTTTGTCCATATCCTATGGTTATAGGATCGCCCATTATAGTAATACCTCTATTGGGTATTGTGTACCACCGTTAAATTGAATAGACGTACCAGTTACAATATTATTTCTGGCTTGTAATTCTCCACCTTCTCCAGATTGAGAATTATGTTTGTGAACCGTTACTCCACTTGATCCACCACCACCACCAAAAGACATTAGACCTGAACCTCGATTGGTATCTCTGATCTAGAAGCTGGAAGCACTTGTGCTTCAATTAGAACTGTTCCTGCAGCTCCTGCAACTACTGTTAGATAGTTAATTACTGTATTATCTATGGTTGAGAAACTAGAGGCCGATAAATTTGCAAATTGTCCATTAAGATTATAATCATAAGTAGCGGCATTTGTTGCGTCATTGTTAGTTATCTTTAATGATATTGCACGACCTAAGAATTGATCAGGGAATGATATACCTGTTGTAACCCCTGCTAGACAGACAATTCTAACGGGATAAAGTAGTGGAACATTCGAGGCGTTGAGCTGGAAGTTGTTTACGATTGAATTAGAAAAAGGCATAATGAATTGTTAACTCCTAGTTTAACGGACTGCCGTATCTTACAAGAATTTGACCATTGAATAGAACCCCTGCGGATTGTACTGCTTGCCATTGGTATGATCCACTTGACATTGATACTGGCCCTAGAGGCACACGCCCTGCAGTAGTAGCAGAGATAGCTGGACTAAATGCTCTTACAGATGTAGCATTACCATTTTTTACTAATGTGTATTGCAAAATTTGGGTTGCTGCTGGATCAATAAGATTGACACAATCTTGTAAAACGTTTGGTGTAAGTGTTAAGAAGTTGTTTTGTAAGGTTTGTTGGTCTACCATGAAAACTGGAGCGTTAAGAGCTGCAATGGTTGCAGTATATGTACGCTGAACTGGTAGAGACATTAGACTCCGAACTCCTGTTGTGGAGTAGAAGCTCCGCCAAATAGACCACTAATGGAAGTTAAACCTCCGCTTAATAGTAAATTAGCTGCTCCGCCAACGATACCACCTGTTAAGAAACCTGCTCCTATTGAAGCGATTGGGGCGTATTGTGGGGCTACTCTACCTACAACTAATGTTGCAAGTGAACCTGCTCCTATGCCTTTTACAATTTCTCCGATCATACCTGTTTTCAAACTTGAACCAATACCTTTTCCGACTGAAGATGCTCTTCTGCGGATTGTTCTTGATCTACGTTTCATTACAGGTCTTCTTTTAACTACTCTTTTTAAAGGTGTCGATTTTCGTTTAGTTGTTACCGATTTACGTTTAACAGTGCGTGTTTTCTTTACTGCTTTCGTTTTTCTTTTCTTAAATCCGCCACTTTTCATTATAGCTGCAAATTTCTTTCTTGCTGCTAATTGTTTTGCACTAGCCATTATTGAAGACCAATTCCATAAGATTGTAAAAATGATTTTTCTGCTGTTGTTGCGGTTCTTGTAACACTGATTGGGGTTTGATTACCTCCACCGAAAAAGCTATCATTAGAATATCCAGCTCCTGCAGTTGAATAATTAGGAGCTTGATAACCTGCTGTTACAATTCCTTGTCCTGCAAAACCTGTTTTTCTTGTTGGTGTAGTTTCTCCGTATGCAGCTTCATTAAATTTAAAAGGTGACCATTGTTCTTCTGTTTTCATTTCGTCTTTTTGTGGGTTTTCATATTCTGCAATGTATTGATCGTAGGTTCTTGTTTCTGTTGGATCAATTCTAAAACCTTCTGGAATACTTGTGTTTAATGGGTTTTGTAAATCAGGAGCAAAGTTTAACGATTTTGTTAAACTAGATCCAAATGTTGCAAATCCTCCACCAATAGATGATCCAATTCCTGCAGCTCCTCCTAAATTTTTAAAAATAAGATAAGCAGCTCCTATTCCTCCTATTGCTAAAATTGTATTAAGTGAAACCATTAATTAACGAATACAGTACATTAATTTAACCATATCGGCTTAAACTGCCGAATCTTGTTTGATATTCTTCCTGTATTCGATTTATTTCGTTTTGTTGTTTTTCTTCATAAACTTGAGCTTTTTCTATTTTTCTTTTTCCAATAATATTTTTATAATATTCAGTTAATCCACTTGTAACGATTGGAAATTTTCTATTGAACATAGTTT